ATATAATTATAAACACTATCTATATTCTTTGTATTTTGTTCTATCCATTTTTGAACACGATAAATATTGTCACAATGCCTAAATTCCTTAATTGGGCAATATGCGCTAATTGCATGTGGTGTATTAGTAGTCAGAGCTTTTGTGGCTTTAATACACTTATACTTAAAGAATCCCATCAATTCATTAAGACCAAATGAAACAACTTCATCAACATTATATGCCGTAGTAGCATCGTATGTTTCAGTGGTGTCAGTCTGTGGAACACCATGTTCATCTTTTACAAGTTCCCAATAATCACTTTTGATAATACTATCAGAAGCACAAGGAGAATCTGCCCATTTTTTGTATTCTTCTTTAAAGAAAGATGTTCCTATCCTCATAGTCCAGTCTCTTATCAATCCAAAAATGTTATCAGAAGAAACAATACCTGTATCTGCTAAATACTTATATCTGGCATTCATTTCATCAGAATAATACTTGGGGATATAACCGTTAGGGCGATATGTAGATGTATTAAGATGCTGTGTCAATACATCAGTAATTTGATTTCCTTGGAAATGCCCACCAAAAGACATATCACAATCATAAAGACCTACCCACCACTTAATGCCATCATAAGTGAACCATTGCCAATTTTTTCTGAATCCATCCTGATTCTTTATGAGGTCTGAAACAATCATGTAATCTATCAAATTCTCCTTATCAAAGTAATTTTCGTAGATAGTTTTAAATGCCTTTAAATCTTCCTCTGATTTACTGGAAGATTCATACACATTCATTGCTTCTTTGATGGTTGGAACGGCATCTGCAAAATTCAAAATATACTTCTTTACCTTTGCTGTCATTTGAAGTGCTTTCTTAATTTTGCTATCTATAGATTTACCATCTGGCAAATTACCAGCTTCAATCCAAGCATTCACTTCTGTCTCTCCAGCAATTTCCTCTTGTTTGACATCAGCATCATATTTATTTCCTCCTATAGCATAAAGCCCTTTAGGATTTCTAATCTCAAATGCTCCCCAATTTATTTTATCTCTACCTCCGAATATGGTTCTTTCACCCAACTCTCCATCAAGATGTACATGCTCAGCAGTTGATTTGTCCATGTGATAATTATCACGATGTTTCTTTAGCTGAAACGAGAAAATTCCATAGAATTTGCCATTAAGATACACTGCCACAGGAAAACCATCTGGAAAACATCTTGCTCCAGTGTCTGTAAGCAAAGAATAGTCACCAATGTAAGGATTTCCTATACTCTTAGTTGTTGCACCAATCTTAGACATATCAAGTAATGCTTTCTTCCAAGGGCGGTCATACATATTTCCTCTTGTACGTACAATCTGGTCATATAACTTGTAAGACACTGCACCAACACCACGGAAGAAGTCTGTATAATATGCCTTTAGATGGAAACTGTCTTGTGGAACCCAATTTCCAATTCTTACCTTTGGAGTATCATCGCCAATCCATTCATCATCACATAAATCAATAGCAGCATTTTTCTTTTTAAGTCCCAAAGATGAATTTCCTTGTGCATTTAAGATTGCATGCTTCTTGAAGTAGTTACCTTGCATATCCCAAAACTCCAAGAATGCCTTCTTGTTATCAGTCTTGGTTGTAGGCATAGAATCTATGTTTGTGATATTGATAATAGCAAAGTGTGGTTCTGATATCTGTATAAAGCTGCTATCACTCCAGTCAATTGGAGCCTTAACATTAAATCCATTTTCTTTGAGGGCATCTTGTATATTGTTCACACTATTACCTTGGAGATTGATGCTTGATACATTAAGGTTTGTAACTTGCATATCGTGCTCATGCTTTTTGCCATCAGCATCACGATAAGATATTACTTTATCATCTGCATCAGTTGTAATTTCTGTTCTACCCTCTGGGTCTTCAATAGTAGAGTGGGCACCTGCAACATCGGCATCAATGAGGGATTTACCTTCTTCTTTATCAACCTTAGCATCAATAGTCTCAGACTTCACCTTGTAGAGATAATGACTGCCATCAGGAGCTGTATATCCAATTACCTTACCCTCTGCATCAGTCTCAACAGAAAGATATTCGTCATTCTCTATTGTTGAAAGATGAGTTATACGTTTTTTGATGTCTGCTACCTCAATAATGGCATTGGCAATAAAGTTACTAATATCAATACCACCAACTATCATGTGACCATCATCTGCACGGAAACCACCAAGAACCTTTTCCTTTGCATCAATGATGGCATATAGCCATTCCTCATTGGTTATTACAGAGTACATTTCGTGGTTAGGGAAGTACGGCTTACCATCATACTTGATTCCTGCAAGGATTCTGTCTTCTGCATCTACCACTGCTATGATATACTCATCATTGGAGATATAGAAGAAGCTGTCTGCAATATCTGTATTGATCAAGCCCTTTCCATCTTCCTTTGGCTGGTAAGTTTTAAGAGTTTCGTCAATGCTTGAAAGAGCTTCCTTGATAGCCTTAATATCATCAAGCCACTGAGCCTTGGCTGCCCAACAAGTACCATCTTCCTTGATGCCAAGAAGAGGATGATTTGCTGCATCAAGAATAACCCAAAGGAACTCCTCGCTATGAGATATGTGATACATTGCATTAAGTGGAAAATAAGGCTTTCCTGAGTCTCTGTAGATACCGAAGAGAAGTCTATCCTCTGAATCTACTACAGCATGGATTAACTCCTCATTCTCAATAACCTTGAAGCGCTCCTTTACTTCGTCTTCAATGAGAGACTTGCCTTCTTCTTTGTCAACCTTGCTTGCCATCAGCTCTTCTTTTGCACTATTGATAGCTTCTGTAAGGTCTATCTTATCCTGCTGACACTGATAGATAAGTTTATGCAACTTGGCTCTGATTGGTGTAGGAACACCCTTGCTCCACTCAATAGAACCATCAAGCTGAATGCCAAATAAGAAACGATTCTCTGCATCTACGATTGCCTTAATGAACTCTGAAGACTCAATTTCACGGAATGGAATGGCAAACTGGGAGACTACCTTATCCTCTGAATCACCGAACTCTTGGACAACACTCTCCTTGTCGAACTTCTTGCCAAGCTCAACGTCCACAGTATCCTTGTCAGCCTTCTTGCCAAGCTCAACGTCCACAGTATCCTTGTCAGCCTTCTTGCCAAGCTCAACGTCCTGCTGCTTGGCAATATCCGCAAGACCAGCGAGAGCACCGCCCACCCTCTCGGCTGTGTTCTCGCCCACCTGCGTAGCGTTCTTGACCGCTTCCGCCTGCTGTTTAATTTCTTCTATTGTTGCCATATATTAATCTCCTATTGCGTGAATGTGTGCCCTCGTTCCTCGCTGTGGCTTCACCTCCCCTTCCGGGGTGAATGCCTTGAGGTATTCGAGTGCATCTGATAAATATCTTTCTGCCATATCCAAGATGTCGTTGTACTGCTTGTTGCTCGATACATCTTGAACGTGGTCTGAATAATCGTCTCTGTGGCGCATTCCACCTGCTCGGCTTATAATTGTTCCATCGGCACGGAAAAGCCTCGCATACGTGAAATAAGCGAGTGCCTTGCGTATTCCGCTGGTGTACTTCTGCACCTTGGTTTCGCCTTGGCTGCAATCGCCCTCCTTCTTGGTGGTGTATTCTCCACCGTCCAGGAAGACCGCAGGCTGGAAATCGGGCAATACAGAATCACCCCACTCTCCCTGCTCGGTCGCTGCCTTGAAACGTTCCCACCCGATGGCTGGTATGATGTTCGCATCTTCGCATTCCCGAATGTATGCGTTCACTTCATCCTCATCTAGGTGTAAGCTGGTCGGTCGTGCCAGTTCCCGGAACTGTTCAACCGTAATAAGTTGTTTTCTTGGTTCTCCCATAGGCTCAATCAATTAATCTATCGTATTATTCCCTGCCGCCTCGCTGCTGATATACTTCAACGGCTGTAGCTTGGGGGCTAGGTTCTGAATGGCTGGATCGTGCCAGTTCTTTAAAATCTTCTTGAATGCTCGCTCGATGAAACGCTGCTCTGTTGTCACTTCGCCTGCATAGTACTCGTAGGCATCCTGCATCACTTGTCCGCTGAATCCCATCTTGCCAATACGGATTGAGTAGAAGAGTTCTTGGTGGAACTGTGCGTAGATGCGCTCGATAACGCTGCTGTCGGTCACGGAAAACTCCTTGTCGAAGTTCTTCGTAGGGAAAGCCACGACCTTCGGTTCGTCTTCCTCGTTCTCAACCTCGACCGCAAGAATCTTCGCTGTGTTCTCGTCCCCCTGGAACTGCAAAAGGTCTTCATCGGAAATCATCTGTCCGCTCTCCACCTCTTCGCCTTTCTCGTTGAACTTAGGCACGCCCTTCTTGGTTACGAGCATACACGATACGAGGAAGTTGTTTCTCACGTTTCTCATCTTCACGTTTCCAAGTCCCTCATCGGTCGAAATCTCAGTGATGGCTGAATCGTAGCTGGCTGTCGGATAGATGAACTTTCCGTCTAGGCTCTGCCACAGAATCTGCCCCTTGTAGCTGTCGATGCCGCCAGCGTTCTCAATCTGTTCAAGAACGATGTCGGGGTCGGGGTTGAAGACGTTGATGCGCTCAATGGTCTTCTCGTTCACCATCAACCGCTTTCCGTTCCTCGTTTTCTTCTGCTCCCAGTCGGGATGCAACAAGACGTGCGCCACGTTCCCCTTGTCGTCCGTCTCTTCAAGGCGGCAATTCTCAAAAGGTACGTGGCTCACGCTCGACACCTGCCCTAGAACGTTGTAGTTCACGTGAAGGGCAAAGCCTCCAAACCTCGCAAGGTCTCCAGATACGTTCCGCAGCAAATCGTCTGCCGTGTCCCCTTGCTGGTTCATCGCTACGGCTGCGATAACATCACTATCGAAGCCGTAGCCCTCAATGAATCGGGCATAGCGGTTAAGGCAGAGCATTGCCGTGCCGCTTGCTTCCGTAATGCGTGCGAGGTTCTGCGGATATAGATTATCATATCCGTATGCCTGCATCTTGAATCGGCTGACGTAGCCAATATCAATTCTTCGCTTCGGCTTCTTAACTGTCTTTACGTTCATATTGCTTGTGTCGTTTTACTTGCTGTTTTGTTACTCTTCCTTGCCTGCTTTTTCGGCTTGGTCGAGGTCTTTCTTCTTGTCGCTGCCTGCTGCTTTTTCGGCAGGGTCTTTCCCATCGGTATCATCTGCACCGCTGTCGCTGCCTGCTGGCTGCTTGTTTTCGATGAGTTCCTCGCTGGGTATCTTCTGGAAGTAGCTTTCCATGTGTGGGTACTTCGTCAGATATTCGTGTGCTACCTTGTCGGTCAGGTTCTCATTAGTGAAAATCTTACCGCGGTAGAAATCGGGGCAGGAAATGATGAAGCCTGCCTTCATTGCGTAATTACATTGCTTTGGCATAGCCTTTTCTTTTTTGAGTTTTGAATAAATTTCGATTAAAGCATCGTGGTAACACTGCTGGCAGGTTGTCGGAACAAACCGCTTCCGTGTTACCTCGAAATATAGAGATTCAATAACTGCCTTGTCGGATGCGTCAAAGGGACTGTCAAATCGTTCCTTCAACTCCCCGACCTTGGCTGTCGCTTCCTCGTAGATCATAGCTTAACCTCCTACGGCTGTTTTCAGACTGGCGTACTTGGCTGCTGTGGTCTCGCTGTCTGTATCGAAGAAGAAGTAAGCTGCCTTTGGTACGCTCTCCTCTTCCAGCGTGATAAGCCAGCCGCCCTCGGTGTCGTCCGAGTACTTGTCGTTCTCGCCTGCGCTTGCCTTCAGTGCCTGCGCATATCCGAATACCTGGTACTCTGCCTTTCCGTCCGCTCCCTTTGAAAGGTTGCGCAGGATGATGACAAACTTTCCGTTCGCCAGTCCGTCAATGATATTGGCGCAAACATCGGGTGTATTTGCCAGCACAACGACTGCCACGGTGTTCTTCCAGCTGTTGCGGAACGTACCAACGGTAAGTTCTGTCTTGGTTCCAGTGAATGGCTTGCTGCCCTCCTGCCGGATAGCGTATGCCTTCTTGCCAGTCTTCAGCACCAATGTGTTGATTGTATTACCCACGACAACGGACTTGGTAAAGTCGATGTCGTCTCGGTTGATGATAAGTCCATCGCCCTCCAGTCCCTTCGTGACCTGGTCTTCGCAAGGAATGATGATGTCCTGGGCGATAAGGCTCTCGCAAGTTGTTGTCATATTATTAATTCATTTTAAAATTGTTATATCCCCAACACCGTTTGTGGGTGTTGAGGATTTGTAAACTTAATGAAGATTCGGAGCGATTAGTAAGCTGCGTGGATCATATTCTCTTCGAGGAGAGCCGTGCCAATCTTACCAGTTGCGTAGATGTAATTTCTTCGTTCCTTCTGGTCGAAGAAGATGTCGAGGTCGCTGATGAGTGCGTCAGCGTCAGTACCCACCATAAGGTGCTTAGGATTGCAGAATACCGCACGGTGTGGAAGGTTGACTGTTGTCTCGCCCTTCTCGTATGCGTTAATCATTCTGTCCCAGATGCCGACACGTGCAATCTTCACTCCGTTGTAGGTCGCTACATCGAAGCCATCGAACACCTTATCCCACGGAATAATATCGTGGTATGTCTGCTTGATGTCGTAGGTCAATGCGTCAGCCAGCGAGCGTGTCATAAGCAACACTGCATCGCTATCGTCAATGATACGTGTGTCCACGTCCATCAAGATGGTGTCAACGAGTGTTGTAGCTGCACCCTTCTTGCGCAATGCTGAAACCTGCGCTGCTGCTGTGGTCTCGCTGTTTGCTGCGATGGCGGTATGGTTCTTGGCTGCTGTGGCTGTGAAGATGCGCTTGAAGAGACCGTCACAGACGTTGAACATGTTAACGTCCGACCCTGCTGTCAGCTTGCCGCCACCTGCACCTGCCAATGCTGCCGCCTTGTCACCGAACCAGCCGAATCGCCAAATCATCTGCTGCATTGCTCGCTGGAGTGCATCGGTGTAGATTGTCATAAAGTCGGTGCTGATAAGGTCGCCAATCTCTGTACCAGTTTTAAGGCTGTACTCTGCGATTGAACCCTTCAATGCCTCGTAGCAAATCTTGATAGGGATTTCCCACTGTCCGAGTTCCCAACGCTTCATACTGTTGGCGATACCCTTCTCTTCGTAGGTAGGGTCGCAACCGCCACCCTTCTTGCCGACCATATCCATCTCACCGATAAGTGCGATAGGGTCATCGTTCTTGACCTTCATAATATTCACGAATGAAGAGAAATCCTCATCCTTGAAGAAGGTCTCCTGCACGGCATCCTTGATGCTTGCGAGGTTTTCGGGCTGGAGTGTTAAGTTCTCCAGCTGCTTCTTTGTGAATCCTGCCATTATTTTCTTTGTTTAATGGGTTAATACTTGATTATTTCTTGCTCTTTTTGTGGAGCTTGGCAAGTCTCTCCTTGATGGCGTCCTTACCTTCCTCGACAGCGTTCACGTTGTCTCCTGCACCCTTACCGCTTGGCTGTCGCTGTGCTGGCTGGTAGTGGCTGCTGAAGCCTGCAAGCACCTTCTCCGCACCGCCTGCCATCTTCACTGCATTCAGGATGCGCATATCCTCCTTGCTCTTCGCAAGTTTCTGTGCGCTTGCCAGCTGTGCCTTGGTGTCGTTCAACTGCTGCTTGAGTGCTGCAACCTGCTGCTGCAACTTGGCTACGGTGTCGTTGTCGGTGCTTGATGCGCTGCCGCCCTCACCGTCTTCACCACCCTCATTGTCGGTGTCGTCCGTGTCGGTGTCGTCTGCTGTGTTGAGTTCCATAGCCTTTGGCTCTACCTTGGCTTGTGGCTCTGCCAACGCCTGCTCTGCTTCCTCCAGTGTCTTCACGCCAAACTTGGCGAGAATCTTGTCAAGAAGAGAAGCCTTTACTTCTGTTTTCTTTTCCATTGCTTTTGGATTTTGTTGTTTTGAATTAATGAATTGCTCTATATTGCGCTTCGATGCGCTTGCGCTGATTGGTGCAACGGTGCTGCTGATAAGACCTAGGCGCAAAGCCTCGCTGGTGCTGATGAAGATGTCCTTATCCATCAAGGCTTGAATCTCTTCCCGGTCGCACCCGCACCGCTCTACGTATGCGTCCACCATCTTGTCCTGCCACATCTGCATTTCCTCGCCCTGGTTCTTCAAGTCCTTTGCGTTCAGCTGGTCGCCCAGACACCAGCCAGGAACCCACGGATTGTGCAGGAGAAAGGCAGCGTTCTCGTATGCCTTGCGGCTCTCCTTTGGTGCTGCCAGCATAATGATTGTTGCCATACTAGCAGCCTTGCCCTCAATGGTGCAGGTTATCTTCTTGCCGCTCTGTCGCAGTCGGTCATAAATCGCCCAGCCTTCGACAACCGAGCCGCCATTGCAGAAGATACGCATATCGATTGTATCATCGTCTTTCGGGATGCTTGCAGCAAAAACATCTATATCTTGGAAACATACGCAGTCACCACCCCACCATTGATACCAAAACTTATTGTCTTGGCTGTCGATGTCGTTGTATATTCGTAGTTTTGCCATTGAAACGTTATTTTTAAGTTTTAAAACGCTGCAAAGATACGATTATTTTCGATATGTTTATCTCGCAAACAGTTAATTTTCCTAAACAAGCCGAAAATTTGCGCTCTAAGCGGCTTTTACTGCCTTGTGGCGTATAACTTTACCACATTCGACCAAAAACCGCTCAGAACGCAAATCTTGATAAAATAACAACACCATTAGAGCCTGCCGATATTCTCTATCGTCTGCACTCTACGCTGGGTGCGGTTTATCTCCTCCACGCTCACTACTGGCTGGGGAGCCATCTGATACCCTCTTGCTACCGCTGCCGCCAGCATATCCATTCCGATGTTGCTGCCTCCGTTGTTTACTACGATAGGCACGCCACCTCCCAGCTGGTTGAATGCGGATAATATCGGACTGAACATCGAAGTCGCCTTTGCGGTCATTACGCTCTCGCCATTGGATAGCCTTGCCGGGATGCTGTCGCTCGTTCCAGTGCCCGATCCTTGGACGTAGCCACCAGTGGAAAAGCCCTTGACCAAGGACTTAGCCCCTGCCATAGCACCCTTGATGATTGCCATCAGTGCGGCTGCGCTGGCTATACCAAACCACGACTTCTGCGCAATCTGCTTGGCGAGGATTTCGGCATAGATGGCTTGAATGGCTATCTCAGTCGCATCAAGAAGGGACAAGAGCATCTGTTTCAGGAATGCGTGCAGCGACTTGTCTTCCTGCTCGAAGAAATCGGCGAACCCGTCACCCATCGCCCCAATCATATCGACCATAGTCTGTTGCATTTCCTTTAGCCTGTCCTCCTGCTCCTGCTGCTTTTGCTTCTGCTTCTCGTTCACGTCCTTCTGCAACTCAACTTCCGTGTCGTGAATCTCCTGCTGCAACTGCTCCTGCACGGCTGCATAGTCCTTGTAGGCTTGTATCTTACTGTCTAGGAAAGCCTTGTATCTCTCCTGCTTGGCTGCATCGTCTTCCTCTCCAGTGCCACCGTTCATAATGTCCGCATCCCTGCGCTTCTTCTCTGCTTCCTCGAACTCCTTGTTGATTTCGTCCACAATCTCCTTGGCTTGTCTCTTGATTTCCTCTTTCGCCTTAATCATGATGTCGAGAAGTTTTGCCTGCATTTCCTGCGCCTTTTCCGCTCCGATTTGCCCTGCCGCCACGTATGCGTCAATGCTTCGTGCCACCATATCCTTCTCAAGCTGTTCGAGGTCGTTGCTGTAGTCTCGCTCGTTGTCGTACATGCCTGCTAGGTATCGCTTCTTTGCGTCCATTACTTGCTCGTTGTACTTGAACTGGATAAGCGCAATCTGTGCCTGCAATTCTTTCTCCTGCTTCTTCCTGCGCTCTGCCTCTGCCTTGGCTTCCGCTTCCTCCTTGACTCTCTGTGCCTTGGTCTTGGTGGTGCTGCCCTTGGCTGCTGGTGTCGTTCCCTTGTTTCCGTTCACTGGCTCGCTGCTGGTCGCTCCACCGTCCTTGTTGGCTGGCTTCAGGAACTCTGCGCTCATCATTTCCTTGTCGAATGCGGAAACGAAAGCCTTGCCAGCGTTCGAGCCTGCCAACTTAACCTTTGCCCAGTCGTTCTTTAGCCAGCTGCCATCAAACATTTCCTTGAAACCCTCTTTTGCCTTGTTGAAATTGAAGGTAACGATACCCTCCATAATTTTAAGGAAACCAGTTGCACTTCTGCCCATCTGCTTGAATGCGTCCAAAACCAGCGTACCAACGTTCTTTATCATCTTCCAAAGGTCTCCGAAGCTGTTGTATATACCTTTTGCCGCTCCAACGACCGAATGATACAAGTAGATGCAGGCGTTCGTCAATTCCATCACGCCTTTTAATATCGCAATTAAGACCTTAGAACCAAGCTGTTTTCCCTTGGCAATGATAGTTGCAAAGCCTTGCTGTGTAAAGTCGAAGAGTGCCGAGGTGTAGCTTTTCAACTCTTTTTGTATCTTGATGTTCTCCAGCTGGGTTTCTCCCCAAGCCCCGGTCTGCTTCTTCACTTCGTCAAGGCTGGTGCTCATCGTATCTAGTTGCTCGATAAGCTGAATACCTGCTTGTGCTCCCTGCTTTCCGAAGACGTTTTTCAGAACATTGCCCACCTGCTGGCTGTCCGCTCCAAAGTTCTTCATCTTCGAAGCTACCTGCTGGATGATGTCGAATGTGTTCTTCGTGCCGTTTGCTAGGTCCTGCTGCACCTGCTTTGATGAAATGCCGATAGCGTCAAGGCTTGAAGCCGTTCCGCTGCTCATCTCACGGATTTTCTTGCTAGCCATCGTGATAATGTCTAGACCCTTATCGCTGAAAATGCCGCTTCTGGTCTGCTGCAATATCGCCACAAGCTGGTCTGCCGAGATACCTGCATCGTGGAATGTAGGCGCATATTGCTGTATCTTGTTGAGCATATCGCCCGATAGGTCTGCACCGCTTGCAAAGCCATCGTTGATAACCTTCATCGCTTCCTCTCCCGATAGATGGTAGTTCGCCATTAGGTTGTCAGCTGTTGCCAGCACGTCATTGAAATCTTTGCCCATCGAATCGGCTGTGGCTGCGATGCTGTTTCTCATCGTCTCCAGGGCTTCCCCGGTGTATCCAATGAACTCCCTTGTCAGTCGTGTGGCTTCCATCAATCCCTTGTTGTAATCAAACCACCACTTGAATGCCATTCCTACCCCTGCAACTCCTGCCATTGCCAGGAAATAAGGATTTGTAAAAAGTCCGAGAACGGTTGTTTTGAATGCTCCTATCCTCGTTGATAGCTGCCCGATTAGTCCGTCACTCTTTCCTGCCATATCCACGATAGCTTGGAGGGATGCGCCAAAGCGAGAGTTGCCGAAGATGGCTTCCGTGATTGCGTTCTTGTAGTTACCTACGCTTCTCTGGTATAGCTGGATACCCTCTTCCACCTCCTTGATGTCGTCCGTCAAAGCGTTGATGTGGTTTTGCAGTTCCTTGCCCTTTGCACTATCTCGCTCTGCCTTACTCATTTCCGAATAAGCCTTGGTTAGGTTCGAAAGTTCTGCACGCATTGACTTTAGACTGCCTTCCTGCTCGTTCTCTGTGCGAACGTTGTTCTGGATCTCCTTCTGCAAGGCACGCACGTTGTACTGGTACTCCTTGATGGTTGCGTTGATGGCTTCCGTCTGCACCTTCATCTCGTTGGTCGTGATGGTCTTGTCTTTTTCCTGCTGCTGCAAGTCCTTGATGGATTGCTTTAGCTGGTCTATCTTCTCCTTGTATCTGATGATGCCATAGATTGCATCCTCGTACTTGACCTTGATGTCAAGAATCTGCTGTTTGTCTTCACTTACCATAGTTCACTGAATTTAAAAAGTTAGAATTCTATCTGTAGCATCGTGGCTTCCGTGTATCCATTGCTGGTGGTCTTTAGCTCAGTCACGGCAAAGTATGCGCCATACTGGGCAAGGTACACTGGCTTCGTCTCATCGAAGCTTAGAATCTCCAAGTCCGACAGCCTGAACCACTCAGTGATGATGTGCGCCCTTGAGAGGGTTTTCGTCAGTTTCGAGTACTTGGTGTCGAACGCCTTCTGTAGCTCGATGTCGAACGTCAGTGCGGCTTTTCCGTTATCATCGCCGTAAAGCCCCATTATCCTGTCCTTGCACGCCTTGTAGTCGCTAGCCGACCATACGTTCACGGTGTCGCCCGCTGCGTTCCTCACTTCCCTCTGCTTCCATCCGTAAATCGGGACTCTGTTCCCGTCAGACGGTGCGAAAGGCATCTTCCACACCTCCTGCGAGTAGTCCAGCGTCTCATTCACGATTCTGATGTCCGCATCATAGTTCGCCACCACGGTGTCGTCCTCTTTCCAAAGGTAGAGGTTATGCTGTCTGTAGTCCGAGATGCTGAACTCGCTCTTCCTTGGCGTGTTCCTCGCCTCCAGCGGAATGAGCTTCCGTGTCCAGTCGATGGCTCTCTCCCTGTTGTCCCAAATCTCGGAAATCCTTATGAACTCGATTTCCTTTGAGTTGTTCACCTGCTTCGGGAACACCCCAGTCAGCAGGGAAAGAAATCTCACGAAATCGATCACACCGATTTCGGGCAGGTTGATGCCTATCGGGTATGAGCCGCCATAAGGAACTTCACTAGCGTCCCCGATGGTCGCCTTTATCGTTCCACTGTAGAGCAACATACCACGGAGCACGCTGTTCTTGGTGTTCTTTAGCTCAAAGGTTACGATGTCCTTTTTCTTTAGCTCCAAATTACCCTCGCCAGTCAGAAGGTGGACGAAATAAGAGCCATCTTTCTTTTGGCTCTCCACGCTGGTTGCGAACTCGCTCAATGTCTCATCCTTGGTTGTCCCAACGATGTACGTCTGCTCGTTCTCCTCCTTGTACTCGCCGTTCAGGTCTATCGACTTCACCTTTATCTCGATGTAGTTGTATGGGTACTGGTAGAAGTTTTCCGTGCGTTCCGTGCCGTCCTCGGTAGTCCACGTGCGCTTCCCCTGCGGTCTCTGCAGCTCAGCGTTCCACCTCCAGTACGCCTGTACGCTGAAAAGCAGGGTGCATTCCTTTTCCACCGTCAGGCTGGAATACGTGTTCCCTGCCGTCTGCCCGATGGTGCTGATTGCGCTGGAAACCTTGAACTGCATCACTCCCAGCTTCTGTGTGTCTATAAAGTCAGCCCGCAGGTTGCCCACAATCGACTTGCCATCGCCGTTTCGAGAAATCAGCGGAATGGCGAGGGTATTGATGCGCTCCATCGATTCGGTAGGCCACGCAAAGCCCACGCCAGTCTGTTGCTTGATAAGCCCGAGGACGAAAGGGACGCTTACACTTGGCTGCTCCGTTGGGTCTGTGAGCCAGCCGCCGCTCTCAGTGGTGTCAATGTTGCCAGTCACGATGAGTTCCGTCCCTATGGAATAGTCTTGGTTTGCGTTGATGATGATGTATGCCGCCTTCTGTGGCGCAACGATGGTGTAGCTCTCTGCCTGGATCCCAGAGTTGCCGTAGGTGAAGCCATAGGCGATTTGCTTGTTCTGATGTCTTATGTATGACAGACTGAATATCTCATAGCAGGATTCCCCGCTCACGGTCTTCATCAGGAGGACACCGCCCCTTGCAGTCTTCAGGTACAGACGTTCGCCAGTCTTCTTCTCCTTGCCAACGTCAGCCGTTACCGTTCCAGTAGTCCCTGCCGACACGCTTATATCGCCCCATTTCTCGTAGGTGTAGCTCTGCATGTCCTTTACGACACCATACTCTATCGTGGTGTCGGCGACCACTGTGCCGACCTCCACCTTGATGGTGTGCACGGTCAGTGCGTCCGCATTATCGTTCGCCCACATCACGTTGTAGTCGATGCGGTCAGTGCTCGCCGTTCCTGCTGGGACTGGGACCTCCCCATCTCCCCCGCCGTCCCTCGCATCGTCCGCAAGCATCAGTACGTTCTTGTCTGAGTCCAGCACCGCATACGAGCGATATGCCCCAACGCCGATGATGTTGGCAATCCTCGCAGTAGAGCCTACGTGGAACGGAACGAAAGCGTACTTGTACCCTGCATCGCTCTCGACAGTTCCCTTGATGGTCTCCCCGACTTCCGTGCCTGTAGCTACCTTGCCGTAGTTCAGTTCATAGGTGAGAGAATTGTTGTCGCCTATCGTCCTGTCCCTGCCCTGCCAGTCGTTCTCGAAATATTGCAGTTGCTTGTAGTTGTAGGCGGCATAGAAGTATCCCCTTTCCACGGCATCCTCGTATGTGTCGATGGTGTTCTTCCTCTCGAATGGTAGGCGCACGTCCGTCTTAAGGTCTTTCAGCTTCAAGTCCTTTTCCTGTAATGCGGTGAACGCCGGGAAGATGCCCCAGTAAATGACCACCTCGATGGTGTCCGCAATGCTGAGGACGGTCAGGCGACCGTTGGGAATCACCTCCAGACCATTGCGGAAATATCGCGCCGTGTGGAAGCTATAGGGGTATCGGGTGCTCGCCTTTGGCTTGTCCGAATGCTCAAGGACGGAGAGGTTGTGCGCCGTCTTTGGCAGGTTGATGGTGTAGGTGTTGTTAGCCGCCATCTTCTTAACGTCACGGAAGAGGTTGCTCTTGATGTCGAGAACCACGTCCGTGTCATTGCTTAAGTCCATCTGTATGCCGTCTATGTAAAGTTGCTGCTCTGTCATAGCGATTGAATATTAGTGTTGTTAATAACCAGGTTGCAGACGAAATCCTGCAACTCTGCCGTTGTCTTGGTGTAGCTGCCAGCCTTGATGGTCACTGGCTCCCACGAATCCCCGCCAAGGAATCTCTCTACCACCGGGCTGCTGCTCAAGTCTTGCAGGAAGTCGAACGTGTCACGGTCAACGAGCGGGGCGCAAAGCGCAACCTCGTCCTCCCGCTCATAGCTCTGCCTTCGCCCGCTTGGGTAGTCCGTCAGGTTGTCACGGATAAACTGCCCGCCGCTGCTGATGGTGCGTTTCTCATCGCCCTCAGTGAAGAGCCAGTAGCGGAGGAAGCCGTGGCGGTCTATCCACCGCAGGTACGTCCCCTTGTCGGCATCGCTGATGTCTATGCGCATAAGTTCCTGCTGTGTTCCCGATGCCTTGCTGAACGTCAGGTCGAAATGGTTGTCGAAGGTGGCTTGCTCTATCGTACCCCAAAAGAGGTAGATGGTGCTGTGCCTTGCTCCCTTCGGTATCAGTGAGCCGTTGACGTTCCCAATTCTGCCACCTGCCAGCTCCACGTACTTGTTCGGCATATCATCGTGGCTAACTAGTATCTTCACTTCACTCGTTGAGTAAAGCCCGAACGAGAACGGATAGTTTCGGAAGTACGTCAGCCGCTTGTATCCGTTCCACGTCTCCCCCTGCCTGAGTGCTCCCCAGACAAAGAAGACCGTGAATCTGTAGTTCATTACCAGTGTCCCGCTGTCCGAATATACCTTCACGACCACAGTCAGCTTCTTTCCTGTGCTGCTGTACTGCACTTCCTTGGTGTAGTCCATACGGTCATCCACGATGCCGTCAAAGAAAGATTGCGCATACTCCCTGTAGTCAACCACGCAGGAAGCCTTGAATGCGTCCACGGCATAGTTTAGGGTTGTCCCCTCCCCGTCCGTGAATTCCAGCTCCACCCTGCTCGTTGAGCCTCCGGAAACCTTGATGATGCAAGGCAGGAATGCGAACCATACCGCATCGGTGTATTGCAGCCTGATTCCATCGTTGTTTGTATACTGTCTCATACCGTCTCATTGTTTAGTTTGATACTTCCCACCGACTGGTGGATTAAGAAAATAAGTCTCTGCCCCAACCGCTTCATCGTATCGGGCACAACGTTGCTGTACACGTCATCCCTTCCGCCAGTGCGGTGCAGCCTGGAACCCTTGTTGGCGATGGTGTGGGCGATTGCCCCTGCCATACTCATATCGCCACGCTCCTGCGGTGTGTACTTGTGCTGCCGCTTGGTTTTGTAGGGGATAGGTCTGCCGTGCAGTCCCTTGTCCTTCATCCACTGCCGGATGATGCCACGGAAGCCGTATGGTATCTTTCCTGCCCTTCGTCCGGTCTCCAGTACTCCGAATGGCTTGTGTCCCCAAAGGATGGTCTCATCCTCGCTGGGCTGCTCCACCTTTAGGCTCGCTATGGTGCGCCCCGATGCGTTCTGTCCGTTGATTCTGATGTGGTTGATGATAAGATGCCGTGCTCTCTCCACTTCTTCCCTCATTATCAGCGATGCCGCTTTGGGGTCGAATTGTATTCCTCCCTTGCTCATACCTTACACCCTCCTATGCTCTGTGTCAGTTGCAGGGAGTACATTACGCCAGACACGATCGTGCTCAGCCGCTCGATGATGGTCTCGTAGTACTGCTGCCCCTCAAGCGGTTCGAACTGGTGCGACTGGTTGATGGCTCGTATCATCCTTGCCCCTGCCACCTTCATTCGGTCTATGCACTCTCCGTTGTCGTCTCCTTCCGCTCCCCTCGGTACGGTGTCGAGATAAGCCAGTGCAACGTTCACGGTGTCGTAAACCCTGCCGTTGCGTATCTCTGTCGTGCCGCTGGCTGGGATGATGCACACGATGGCTGGGTAGCTCAGCTTCTCCAGCTTGGTGTCTGCTGTGTCCCAGTCCTCGAAAAGGTAGGTGTAGTCTGGTAGCGTGTCTGCTGCCAGCTGCTTCAATGTTTCTCTGATTGTTGCCATAATTATCTGGATTTACGTTTCATCTCCTCCGCCTGCAACTTCTGCAGGTTCCGCTCGTAGAGACTTCTCTTGTTGTCCATTTCCATACACTTGTAGATGCGAAGCCACGGTGTCTTCAATACTTGGTCGTGGTCGCTGATGCCCATCCTCACTGCGTACCAGTCCAGCATACCGAACAATCCGAAACGCAGGGTGTCGATGCCTGCCTCCTTCTCCAGTCGTGTTGGCTTCGCTGTGTCTGTGCTCTCGAAGAGCTTGTTGATGCGCTCGACCTCTGCTGTTACCCAGCCGATGAGCATAACGACATCAACCGCCCTAGCCTGCTCCACTTGGTCGTGGCTCAGACCGAGGACGGTTGTCACTATCTGATACAGACTTTCCTCGCTGTCTGGTAGCTGGGAAAGGTCTATTAGCTGCCCGATGGATAGCTGGTTGAGATTGCCGGGCACTTTCTTATCCCCGACAAAAGCTGGTCGTGGCTGCTTGCCGATTTTATAGCTGGTGTGCCTTGCCACTGCCAGCCAGTACTTGAATGTCGTGTTCTTATCCATACGCTTTATAATTTTGTCGTAGTTATTGTCTCAATACGTGCGCCCTAGCCGTTCCGTGGCTCGCTACGGATAGCTTCTTCAAGGCTACGTATCGTATTGCGTCTATGCCGTGATTGAATGCGTCTATAGGCTGGTTCGTTGTCTCTCCATCCCTTGACTTCTTCCACTTGTATTGCTGCATATTCTCGATGATGCCGTGGCTTCGTCTTGTTATGTTGATGCGGAAACGCTTCAAGATGTCGATTCCGTTGTTGATACTGTCCGCTCCCTTGGTGCTGCCGATTATCCACAGCCCTCGGTTGTGTATCTCCTGAATGCTCTTAGGCTCTGCCGAATCCGCAATGATAAGGTCTCGTTTCGTCCGTCCTTGTTCCTTGCATCGGTCTGCGATGTCATCGTTCGTCATTCCAGGCTGGTAGATTTCTTCGTCCACCCATAACTCTCCGTGCGCCAATATAACGTGCTCCAGCGCAGTTGGGTCGTTGGTGAATCCGAAGTCCATACCCCTGCATTCCATCTTCCACTCCTCCCTTGGTGGCAGCTTGTCAACGATGCCCCAGTTGGTGAAGATAAGCCCGGTTATCTTTCCGGTCAGTCCTCTAGCGTACACTCGCCACAGCTCGGGGTCATCAATCTCTTCAATCTTCTTGTGCTCCTGCGCTGTCAGGAATCGGTTGTTTCGGTGGTCGCTCAGTATCAAGCGGCAGTCATCCCTTCCGATGATGTTGTTGTGCACCCAGAAGCGTGCGCTTGGGTTGTAGTCGATGAACACCTGCTTTCGGGTTCGGATGGCAAGCTGCCAAAACACTTCGTATGGCACACCGTTCGCCTCGTTCACGAACAGGTAGTCACGCTTACCGTTCTTGGCATCCTGCGCATCTTGATAACTCTTGAACTCGATGATTGAGCCGTTCTTTCCTCTGTAGCTGCTGTCGCTCTTGTTGTTCTTGAACCAGTCCAGCAGCTCTGCCCTTGTGTGCAGGATGGTGTCGAGGTCTCGCATGGCTCCCACCTTTAGGTTCGGGAGGTCTTGACCGCAAACCGTGATAATTGCCATCGGATGCTCAAAAGAAAGCACTATAAGACGCTGCATAATGGTGTATGTCTTCCCAGAAGACGTGCCTCCTTGGTTCACGAGAAACCTTGGCTTCACGTCCGCATTCGGGGCATACAACTCGCCAATAACGTCAAATAGTGCCATTCTTCAAACAAACTTAAACTAAAAACTTAAAACAAATTGTGATATATATAATTAATCTCTATCCAATCCCTCACGCTCGATTACTTCCTGCTCGCTGGATGCACATTCGTGCCCCGAGTTGATGTAGCGTACCTCGATGCCGCCTTGGAATCCTGCGTTCAAATCAAGTACAACCTTATCCAGTCCGAGCAGCTTGCAAATCTGCGTCTCTGCCTTGATGATGATGTCGAGGTAGCGTGGTTCTCCGAATCCTCGCTTCTCGGCATCGTACCTCATCGTCTTGACGGTCTCGATTGAAACCATCCTCCCTCGCTCATCTACGACTGGAAGTCCCTGCTGGTTCGATTTCTTTTCGTGGTAATCTTCCTTTGATTTCTCCCACGCATCCCAGGCTTCACGTATTACCAGCTTCAGCCTTGCGACCTCGCTCGTAATCTTTGCATCGGTGTCGGTCAGTCTCTCTTCCCTCCACTCCTTCAATAACCGCTGAATGTCGCAGTGTGCTTGGTTGTATTTCGGTCTGTCTAGACGCTTGCGAACCTCTGCCGTGATTTCCCGCTCCGTCCATCCCTTGCGGTATAAGGGTGCGATAATCTGCAAGCGGTTCTCGATGTCGATTTTCTGCGCTCGATGCTTGTTGTTATTACCTTGTGGCATATTTTGATTCCTTGAAATTTATTTGATTTTTTATAAAAATTCTACTTGAAAAACTTGCATATTTCAAATAAATTTCGTGTCTTTGCAAACGTAATAAGGGAAGAGTCCTTATTTACTGAAACCCTCCGAGGATGAGGGAAAAGTAAAATGAAATCCCAAAGCCTTATGAGAACTTACATTTCGATTAGGATTTGGAAAATCAAAATAACCTTCACGATTGAGCTCTGAGGGTTTTGATTATTCCAAGGGGTGGTGCTCGAACCACCACCCCACTTTGGGATTTCGTTTGCAAATTTACGAATTAATTTTCATATCACCAAATTTTTAACATTATGAGTACTACGAATGAAACTACCTCCAAATCTTGGGGAGGTGCTCGCAAGGGTGCAGGGCGAACGAAGAAATACGCTGCAACATTCTATTTCGGTGCTACCGAGGACGTGGCTAACATCTTGGCAGGGGTCGATAAGAAAGACCGCAGCGACTTCATCAACCAGTGTATTCTCAAAGCGATGGGCAGGGGTTAATCTCCTGCCTTTTTCGTTTCCGCTCCCTTGGAGTTATTTTGTGCGAATTTTGCGTGTGTGCCGCTCTTTCTGCAAACTGGTGTAGTTTATCAACCTTGAAGAGAAAAGCCGACACATCGCAACTATTCGACCTGCTTCTTAAATTCGTCTATCTTGACTGCTTTCTCGCCAGTCAGCTTTTCCCATCGTGCAATGATAACATCGCAATAATGTGGGTCGAGCTCCATCAAGAACGCATTTCGGTTTAACTGCTCGGCTGCGATAAGCGTTGTGCCACTACCACCGAACCCGTCATATACATTCCAACCTTCCTTTGTGCTATTGCCCATCAAATAAGCAAAAAGCGGCACTGGCTTCATCGTAGGGTGTTCCCTTGATACCTTAGGTCGAGCCATATCAATAACCGTTGTCTGCGCTCTGTCGTTGAACCAATTGTGCGCACCTCCATTTTTCCATCCATAAAGACACGGCTCATGCTTCCACTGGTAGTCCTGCCGCCCGAGACAAAGCGAATCCTTGTTCCATATCAATGTCTCACGTAGCTCCAAATCTTTCGTGCTCATCAAAGCCTCTCTGAACCACATCGAATAACAGTCACTGTGGAAAATATAGAAAGCAGCACCCTTCTCCATGGTTTCTTCTGCTGCCAAAAATGCAGCCGATAGGAAATCTCGGAACTTGTCATTATCCATTTTGTCGTTCTTGACCGTCAGCCCATCCGTTCTATGCTTTCTCTTGCTCATCATAGCAGAACCTTCGTAGCCATATCCAACATTGTATGGAGGGTCTGTAAGATACAGATTAACCACTTGCCCCCCCATAAGGAACTTGACCTGCTCTGCATCCGTGGAGTCACCACACATAAGGCGATGTTTTCCGAGTTGCCACAGTTCGCATTCCTTGCACCGCTGTGGGATTTTCTCTGTATCCTCATCGTCCTTTGCCTCCTTCTGATCCTCGTCTGCCTGCTCTCCATTTTTTAAGGAATCAGGACTCATCCACCCTTGCAGCTGCCAGTCTTGAATACCCCAGTCCTTCAAGAGGTCGGTATTCCACTGGTTCGCCAGTGCATCGGTGTCCCAGTCTCCGAAGCCTGCATTATCCTTGATGATGAATTCTTTCTTCTGTGCTTCCGTGAGGTCTGATGCCATAACGATAGTTGCGGTTGGCTGCTCCTTCCACAGGCTCCAGTAGTAGGCGGTTAACCGCTTCTCTGAATCGGTCAGCCGCTGGTCTGTGTCGAGAACGTCCTTGATAGCTTCCGGTGTCATGCTCACGATGTGGCAGAGTGCCCTCGTTCTCATATTGCCCCCCAGTGCCTTGTAGGTTTCGTCTACGACTATAGGGCGAAGCTGGAGCATCTTCGGAAATACAAGAATGCTCTTGACCAGCTTTTGGAAATTCGCCTCAGTTATGGTTCTAGGGTTCGCATCGTTCTCGCTGACCCTCGATAGTGCGATTTCTTCTGTTTTCATTTTCTTCTTGTTTTAAGTTCGTAATTTGTGCTTATCTTATAAACACTGGCGCAAAGATACGACTTTTTTGCTTTAGTTGTTTGTTCTTTGCACACTTTTAACTTTTTCCAACACTTCGCTTTTATTTTATCCATCAAAGGCTCTGATGGTCTTCTGAAGGGTTGTCAGTGGCTTCTTTGGCTTGACCTTAACCGGGTATCCGGCACACACCCACGCGAGGAGGAGTGCGTCTCTCTGGTCTTGGTTCATTCTCGGGAGCTTTCCGTCTGAGCTGATGAAGTAGGCGATTTCGTCTTGTGTTATTTTTCCGTCCTTGCCTTTCCAGCACTTCTTCAGCGGCTTGATTATCTCGTAGGGGATATTGTAATGCTCGCAGCATTCTACGATAAGGATTCCGGTCTGATGGTTCATCCCGGTTGAGCGTCCGATGGCTGCTGCCTTGACTGCTGTCATAAATCTGTTCAGTACGTGCCAGTTGCTCTTGTTGAGCCAGCCGCCTTCAATGACGACCTTAATCTTCTTGCAGCTCTCGTTCATAGCCTTGAGGTAATCTATCAAAGCCGGGAAGTTCATTTTATAGGCGAGAAACTTCTTGTCGTCAAATACTGCTCCGACACCGCTTTCCTGGTTGTCGGGGTCGATGCCGATTATAACTGTTCCTTTTTCCATTTCGTTTTCTTTTGTTTTATTTTTGTTTTATTTTTGATTTTCTTTTTCTGTTATTTTCTTGAAATTTTCGTTCTAAGCCGCTATCTCTGTGTCTGTGTGTAGTTGTTCGGGTTGCGGAATCTTACGTGCGTGTGTGCGCTTGTGTGCGCTTGTGCGCTAGCTCCCTACTATTCCTATCCTCTACCCTATAGTCCCTTCTCCTTTCATCGTCTTGCAGGCTTGAAACGGAAAAATCGAGGGAGTGTCTGGCGATTTGCAAAATAAAGAATATCTCGTACCGAATGAGTTTATCCTACAAACACTCCCTCTTTGGGTTGCAGGAAGTTCCCGATGTTCCTTGTTTCGGGATTCCTGCACTTAGCTGTCTTCTGTTATTTCATTTCTTCGTGTTCCACCTCGCTTTCTTTTTTATCGGAATGAATGCCGGACGACTCTCGTCTTTCCGAGTTGCCAGATTAATAATTTAAGTGAATACATTGAGCGCAAACAATACAGTCTCAAATGTGTTAAACTTTATGTTTTGCCGTTTGCGGCATTCATTCGCTGGTTAAGTACTTATCTTGCCGCCTGGGACAAGGATTGTTCCTTCTTTCTCCTTACACGCTCTGCAAGCCACTTGAAGTGCTCTGCCGCCTGCGGATCACGGAAAATGGAAGCCTGCGCTTCCAGGCTTGCCCTATCCAGCTTCTTTCTTTCGGCTTGAAGCCTGCGCAGCTTCTTCTGCTTGTCGTTGTAGCCCTTGACCTTTTCGGGGTTCGCCTTTCTCCAGTCGTTCGCAAGCTCAATCAATCTCTGTCGGTTCTTGCGGTAATACTCCGAGTTGTACTGAGAGACGTTGCGCCTTATACGCTGCCTTTTTCCGTACTCTCTGATTCTGTCAGGGTTCGCCCTTCTCCATTCCAGGTTTCTCCTCATCATCTCGTCACGGTGCAGGACGTAGTATCTGCGTGCTCTCTCACGATTATGCTCTCTGAGTTCTTCGTCAGTGTATTTCTTCTTTCTTCCCATTGCATTCCTTGATGTCTTGGTGTTCAACATATCGCCTGCGAGTTGGGCAGTACCTGCCGTTGATGCAGTTCTGCCCTTCCTCGCAAGCCTTGCACAGTTCGCTCGCCATAGGCTTTCTAGAATGGGTCTGACGTGAAGGCAAGGTGCTCATTTCCCTCGTATGGGATGCAGTCGGTGAAGTTTTCTATTGTTCCGTTAAGGAGCATCAGGACGTTGCATCTACGCTCAAACCCCTCTCCACGTAAACGAACGAAGAACGCTGGTAGCCACTTGAATTTTTCCCCGTCCCTTACCAGCACCTTGTCGAAAGGCTTGAAGGCTGGCTGCTCCTTCGCTTTCATCTCTTTCTTCTCTTTCTCAACCCATTGGGTGTAAGCCTCTTTAAACGTGACGGCTTCGTCCTCTGTTGCTTCTCGAAGTTCATCGTGTACGCTGATACGCAAGTCGAAGGCTTGGTCGGTCACGAACTTCTCGTTCTCGATTTCGTACTGGTTGCCGAATGTCAGCGTGTCCTCGCTCTCGTTCTTGCCGATGAGATTGCCGATGATGGTCAGCTCTCCGTCCTCGTCATCCTCGTTGAATACGTAAAGGTTGCCCAGCTCAAACACTGGCTTCTTCGGCTTCTCAACCTCAAGGGTCTCACGGTTCAGCTTTCCGCCCAATCGCTCCTCGATGGTTCTGATGTAGGTCTTGGCTGCATCCTCTGCCTCGAGAGTGAATACTTCTGTAATGGCATTACCGCATACTCTTTCGTAATAAGGTACTTTGCCGCTCTTGGCATAGTAATGCTTACCAGCAAAAATGGTGTATGTATCATCCGTAAACTTCTCGAAGATAATATGAACACTTCCATCTTCGGAAACCAGCACGTCTCCCTTCTTCCAGGCAAACTTGCTCCAGTCTCTCATTTTATCGGATGGGAAAAGCATTACTTCTCCTCCCTCCATCCATCTGCCGTTCTTGTTGAAGGAATTGTCGTCCTTAATCCAGATTGCTTCCACTTCCTCCTTGTTGGATGCAAGATGAGAGAACGCAACTTTTCCGCACATTGGCGAATATAACTTTGTGCCTGCAGGCACACCCTTCAAAATCTCGTAGATATCAAAATCTTTCTGTTCCATAATCTGAATGTTTTTTATTGTTTGTTACTCTTGTTTCTTTTGTCTGTTACAGCTTGGTGCGTCCCAGTTTCTTGTACAGTTCAATCAGCTCCATGGTATCGAGCCAGAAGTCGGTGTTGCCAACGTAAACGTGGTGGCGGTGACTGTCCGTGATGATTTCTATCTTCTTCATTTTCAACTGCGTTTAAAATTGTTCGTGTCCGCATTGTAATCCTTTAGGATACATTCGAGTGCCTTGATTTCATCATCTGCCAGCCAGATGTCTCTGTCGCCAACTGACAGATGATGAAGACCGCATTCACGGACAAGTATGATATTATTAACTCTGTTCATAGATAACTATTTGAAAAGTTCCATCTGTGGATGAACGATGTCTGCCCGCTTCTTCTTTGCTGCCCAGATGAGAAGGTTGATGTTCTTGGTTCCAGCCTTCTCCGAAAGGTAGCCGATGATATAGGTCAGTGCATCTTGAACCGCTTCTGCCTCACTGCCGTAGAAGATGCTGAGAGTATCATATCTGCTCGGGTAGCCGACCGGGCTGTCATACCCGGTCTTTCCGTTCTGAATACTGAACCCCCATATCCAGCCGAACTGCGTCTTGGCGGTCGTTACCTTCCATCCACAGTTGTCTGCACCCTCTACGGAATACTCGATTACGTGCGGATTGATGCAGAAATCCTTTATGGTGTACTTGAAGCCTTCGTGCTCTGCGACCGGCTTCTTGATGTCGTAGCCGTTATCGGTCAGCCAATTGAACCAGTCGTCTGAGGTCTTGAAAACAAGCCCGGCGGCACGGCATTCGTGGAAAAACAACTCATTCATTGCTCAATCTCTATAAAGTGACAATCTCCGCAAAATGCGCAAGCACAATACTCGCCCAGTTCCTCGGCATCAAGGGCACACACATTGCAGCCACTTTCGTTACAAGTATCATTCTCAATTTTGAGAACCTTGCCTTCTACATTCAGAAGCGTACCTTCCTCGAAATCCTTGGCTATTTCGTCCGGTTCATTAATTACAATTACTTCTTTTTCCATAATTCTTTCGTTTTAAGCGTTTAAAATCTGTTTGCCTTATAATTTACCGTCCGAACCGAGAAAACGGCTCAGAGCGGCTAATTTTGCCCTCATTCGTTATTTTTCGGGCTTCCAGTCGATGCCCAGCCGCTGCAGAACTCCCTTCTCGTAGAATCTCTCCAGTGAATCCTTGGCTGGCTTGTTCCTTGGGTTCTTCTTCAAATCGGCTAGGTTCTGCTGGATTACCCATCTGAACTTGTTGTCCTGGCTCTGCTGGGATGCTGGCTGTCGGTGCTTGGCTAGCTCGTAGCGTTCCCCGATGCTCAGTCTTTCCGTTGCCGCTGGATCCTGCGCCCTGGCTTCTGCCGATTGCGGCTGCTGGCTTGCGGCTGGCTTGGTGTTGTCGTAGTTGCCCTCCAGCACCTTCGGGAAATACTTCCTTGTCATTACCCAGTCGTATGATGCCCAGGAATGCCCTGCGTTCAGATAGTCGCTAGCCATAGCCTTGTCGATGGCTAGGTAAATCTTGGAAATATCTCCCTTGCAGTCCTTGAGCCTTCCTCTGATTGCCTCCTTGCGGTTGTCCGTCATCAGCGTAAGCCTTCGCATTGCGCTGTTGGTCTTGTCGTGCTGCTCGTTCCAGTAGTCCTTGATGGCTGCGTAGTCGATTTCGCCTTTCTTGGTCTTCTTCTCAGAACTTTTTTGCGGCTCTTCTGCAGCGCAAACGTTTTTCTCGGAAAAACTTTGCATAGAAGCTTCTTTAGAAGGTTCTAATATAAATATATCTGTTTCGTTAGAAACATCACTTTCACTATCACTTTCACTATCACTTTCACTATCACTTAGGTATCGAGTCGTATCGTTTGGTATACGTTCGTTTTCTTTGGTATCATTCGTATTCGATTTATTCCATCGTTTACGAATATTCTCACGATTACGCTCGCATTTCTTCTGATACTTGGCTTGATTTCGGTCTATCTTGTCTTTGATAAAAACGAAAGCCATACGTACCACTGGTTCTAGGTTGATAACCTCGCCATCCCTTGCGTAGATGAAGAGTGCCCGAGTCAGTTGCCCGAGTTGCTCATCCGTAAGCCCCTCGATTAGCTGATAGTCTGAAGTGTATAGTATAAATGAATCGTTCATAATTATTCTGATAATGATAGTTTCTTTTCCAGCTTCCGTTTGATCACGGTAGCCATACGGATTTTGTTCCGCTGGCTTGTGTCGGTCGGTGCTGTCACTTTCCCACCTAGGGAAATATAATTCTCCAGTTGGGAAATTATATTCCTTAGGTCGGTTTTTGATATAGGAACACTAGCCATAAGCCCTGCCTTTACTTAATTAGCAATCTTCGTGCTCCCTGCACCTGCTTGATGTAGGCAGCGCATTCCTCGGGATGGTCTGTCTGAAAAGCCTTGGCATCGAACTTCTCGCTTGCCTTCGGTGCTTTCCACGTTGCCAGCGTCTTGCCGTTTCCGTCAACGATGCTCTCAGCGTCACCGAAGAACAACTTCAAGTTGTCCTCGATTTCCTTCTGTCGGCTCTCCAGTGCCTTGCCCTTCTCCTTGATGTCCTTCAACTCGATGAGCATATCCCCGACTTCGGCAGTGGCTTCAATCTCCTTTCCTGCCTTGTGCAGTGGAGACTTCAGAAGAACGTCTTGTGCGCTGTATGCAGGTGGCTCTTGGTTGCCCACGATGTAGTCAAGCCAAAACTTGGTAATCTCGTCCCTCATCCATCTGTAAAATTCGGGGTCGAAGTCGATGTCACGGTAGCCGAACTCCCTGCCTGCTGTCAGCCAGGCAAGTGCTCCATCTTTGTACTCGCCAACTCCGAGGTTCATTTGAAGCTGGCAGAACCAATGCTTCGGAAGGTCGTCTGCATCTATCTGCATCTGAGTAGTCTTGCATTCGAGAATGCTCTTGCTCGCTTCGTTGTGTGTTGCCCCGGTTCTCCAGAAGGTGCGGTCAGGAGATACACGCAGATATGGTGTATCGGTGTTCGTGATGGTGTAGTCGTCCGTGCTCGCCTTGATGATGTGGCAGTGGCTCTCTCGCTTGAAGAACTGCGCCACGGCATCCTCCAGCAGATGTCCTGCAACCATCGCAAAGTTCTCAACTTTTGGTGGGTCGATACCCTTCTTGCGTCTCCACAGCTGATATGGTGTCTCCCACGGATTCAGTCCCAGTACTGTGCCTGCCTCTGATGCACCTATTCCCTTTGAGCGGTTCTGCAACCACTCCTCTCTGCTTTTATATTTGATTATCTGTTTCATTGTCTGAATGTTTTCATTAAGAATTTTCTTGCTGCTTCGATAATAAGATGGCGAAGGAATCCGTCCTTTTCCATTGTCTGTGCAATTCCGCTTGCGAGGAAATTGGTCGAGCCGTGGTAGGCAATATGGAAATCGAATCCTTGGTTTCCGTTTTCGTCTGTGTCTCCAGTCGTCTCTGCTGCAACCTGCAGATAGTTTCTTTCTACTTCGGCTTCTTCTGCCCATGCCTTGAAACCATCTGCGGTTCTGCTAAAGTACTTGTCGATGGTGCTCTTGTGTTTCTGTTTGTTTTCTTTTTCTGCCATAATTTTTACTGAATGTTTAAAAGTTGCCGCGGCTTCCCTTGGTAGGTTATGATGGGAGCCCACCCCATAGGTTGTGCCGTGGCGGTTCGGGCAAACGTTATAACTTTATAAACTAAACTACTTTTTCGCTGCCTTGCCAGTCTTGCCCTGGCTGCGGCTCATTGCCTGCTGCGCCTTATTCTTGGCATCATCGGCTGCTGCCTGCGCCTGCTGTGCGATGGCTTCCTGCTGCTTTGGCTTCTTGAAGGTCTCCTCTACGGTGGTCGTGCCTTCCTTGATGGCATTGTACACACCGCCCATCTTCTGAATGTCCTCTGCCGTGACTTCATCGGCTGATTTCCTGCCCAGGTATTCCAGCAGCATAAGGTCGGTCACTTGGTACACCTGGAAGCAGGCAACGCAGCTCTTCCACTGGCTCTGAACGCCAGTCTGCTTGATGTGCTCCAGTGCCTTTGCCTGCACTTCCTTCACCACGCTTGCAATCAAGACCTGCGGCACGACCTTGCAGATTGCGTTACGCTGGGCAATCGCCACGGCTGCATTGCCGACTACCACCTGCATATCCTGCGAGAAGGTGTATCCCTTAGAGGTCAGAATGCTGCGCTTCACTTCCACGGAGTAGGCAACATTGCTCTCGAGGTCGTGGCAGATGCCTTGTGCCGTGATGGTCTTGCCATCGTTGGCGATGATGCGACCCGCGATGCGGAGGTTCTTCCAACATGCAGAAATAATTTCTGTAAATCTCACGCTCGGACCCTCGATAATAGAAATCTGTCCATCCTTGCCCTTGCGCTCCAGGTGGTAGAAGCAGTTGTATGCCACATCATCATCCATCGCTGCAAGTGCTACCATATTCTGCTTGCACTGGGCTATGTCTCTCGGGAACTTGTGCGCTGTTGCAATCTGTCCGTCAATCTCCGAGCGGTTGATGGCTTCCAGCATTTCGCCACCGCTTACTTGAATAATCTCATTTTCCATAATTCGTTCAATTAGTTCAACATAATCTTTAAATTAACTCTAGTGGAAGGCTGGGGATTCGAACCCCAGTTGACTGCCAAAACTTACCCCCCTTGCCAGCTGCCGAGGGATGCCCTTCCGTTGTAGGGCGCACGCTGTCAGTTTCCGCATATTTGCAGTAAACACTAACAACGAAAAAAACATTAACCATTCTAACCAGTATGAATCTTTGCGTGCGCCCTTTGCCCACCGCTGTGGGGATTTTAGTGTCAAATAACCGTTATAATAATTTATGAAGCTTAAACAAGTTGAGCCATAAGGCTGTCGAGCCTGCTTTCCTCGAAGGTGTCCATTGGGTCTTGGTCTGCGCGCTGGCTGTTCTCCTCCAGCCAGTCGTTCATCACGTCCTTGTAGTTGACGCAGCCCTCGATGGCTTCCTCCAGCCGCTCGCTGTCGTTATTATTGCTCTTGTGCGTCACGACCGCAATGTTGCCCACGCTGTCGCACCATACGCAGATGCCGCCTGCCTTGGTATTGATGTCCACCCTTGCAACCGCTGGTCGCTGTGGGTCTCGGTCTATCTCCAGCCAGATGGCTTCGTACATTTTCTTCCTGCACTCCTCGATTATCTTCCTCATTTGTTACCTCCTCTCTGATTGAATATGTAACTTTGGAAGGTCTCACGGCACGACTTCAATACCTCGTTGTCCGTTCCGTCCAGTGGTATGAGCGGTATGTTATCCAGTGCCACGCAAAGGTTGCCTTGAAACTCTCTGTACTGGATTCTTCGCTCTGCCTCCAGATAGCACTTGTTGTTCAGTTCGCAGCACTTTCTGGTCTTGCGGTTCGCCTTCCAGTTAGTGATAAGCCAGCAGATGTCTGTGTACTTCACGATCATCCTGCGCATATTGATTGATAACTTGCTCATAGGGCAACCCTCCACGCTCTCTTGATTTCTGCACCATCGATAACCTTGCGGTTGTCGATTCTGCGGAACTTGACCTTCATCTTTCCAGCCTGCACCCATCTGCGCAGGGTGTTGCGATGGATGCCCAATGCCTTGCAGGTTTCTGTCATTGTGTATCTGCCTGCATCCGCTACCTTTGGTTCTTCGTTTGTCATATTATGCCCTCCAAAATATTAAAGTTAGTACTATGGCAGCAAATGCCACTGATAAGAACTCGTCACTTGTCACAAACTCGATAAACTTCTTCATACACTCTGAATGTTTAAATGGTTCTACTTACTTGCGCACGGCTGTACGTCTCTTCTTTGGTGTTATCAATCCAGCCTTGATGAGGATGACACGCACGTTCTGCTGGGTGCAGCCTACGTGCTGAGATACTGCAAGCATAATTCTGCTGTCCGAAGTCTCGGCAGGTGCCTTTGCTCGGAAGTCTGCGAACATCGCAATGATGTTCTTCTTTCGTTCGTCCTGCTGCTTCTGCAGCGGTGTTCGAAAATCATAATTGAAATTTTCTCCCATTTTTATTTGCGTTTTAAATTATTTTCTTTATCTTTGCAAAAGAGTTTTTAAACTCGCTTTGAAATTCGAGTGCAAAGTTAAACAAAATTGTTGATTAATCAACATTTTGGTCTTA